ATGTGGGAGGGGGGTGTGTTTTCGTTACCCCTCCCCCCGGTATCTAAAAACATAATTGCGAGCTATGTTCTTTTGAAACATGATTGTAAAGCCTCGCGATCGATACCTTGTACACTTTGGCTCCTTCATCTTATCGATCTTAAAACATCAATGATTGACTACTTACTACCAAAAACATCAATGATTGACTATTCGTTAATCAAAACATCAATGATTAGTGGTGCTTCTTTACGATGGGTCTTTCTCTACGATGATCCTGTTTCCTGTTAGGTTGAGTCTTTTAGCGTCATATATAGCTTGGTTCATCTCCAAACGATTGTCAATGTCAAACTGGTCGTCGCTGGTCTCGGCCACAGCTGCCAGGTAACCTAAAGTATTATAGCCGTGAGAAACATCAAATGCGTACCATTCCTTAAACTGTTCGAAAGGATCAAAAGGATTGTCGGAGGTCGACAGCATTAATTCTTTCGTATTTGTTACTTTCTCGGACATCTTTCTCTCCTTTCTTTATTCGTTTACTAATCTGTTTAATGTGCTCACAGAGATTCCAAGATCCATTGCGACGTCTGCTTGAGTGTATCCAGAAGCCAACATGGCTTTAGCGTGTGCCACCTTTGCTTTTGACAAAGTGTTAGAGACGGTGCTCGTTGGAAGTGCTAACTCCTTTACTCTGTCCTGATTAGCTCTTCCTATGATCTTTGTCACCGTGCTTTTATGCAGCGCACCAGCTTGAATGGCTTCCCATTCTTTATCTGTAATGTCGAATGGTTTTGGTTTTCCAAGTAATTTACGCTGTCGATCAATTACCTGATTCTTCATCTTCCTGAGGTGTGCTTTGCCGTCGGTTGTGGCGTTATTATATCTGTCTGGATAAGCTGCTATACGCTGATTAATTATTACAGTAGCCGTTCTCAAAGCTTGTCTTTCTAACGCGGCAGCTATCTGTCTGTCGTTTAGTTTACTTTCAAGAGATTCTACTTCTTTTTTGTAAATATCTGCAGCAGACTTGCTGTATGGTGTTGACTCAACCGACATAGCGTCTTTTCTGGCCTGGTTTGCGAGAGTTTTCATCTTGTTTGCATAGTCGGCATATACCCTTTCGACCTCGAAGTTGTTTTTTGAAATGAGTTTTCTGGCATCTTTGGCTTCGTACATTCTGGTAGACTTCTGCTTGACAAGTTTGCCACTTTCGGAATAGCCCTCCTGGCTAGGAAGTAATTCCAAGTACTTCTTTTTTACTTTTCCGTCTTTACCAATGTACGTTTCGCCGGTATACACCTTTCTTCTACCAGTATAATAATATAGCTTTTCTCCTGTCTTTTTGTCTATTCCGGCTTCTTTTCTTTCTGGAACATCTAACTCGCCCTTAGCTCTTGATATGATCGTTCCTGCACCGCCGTACCTTCCATCATCTTTCCTCTGATACTTCTTTTTGAGATCCTCTATTCGATACTCTTTGTAGGCGCCTTTCAAATTTAAATTGTGCTTATGAGCGTCTATAGCGACCATTGAGTATTTTATAGCTCTAGCGCACTCATCTTCCGTTGCACCCTGCAAAGTCATGTCTGTTATGAGATTGGTTATCTTTCCCATTTCAGTATATCCATGCTGTTCTGTGCATCGTTTCATGCCGTCATAAGCTGGCCAAGCTGCTTTATTATCAAAGCCGACGAGAGATTTAAACTGCGGTGCGTTCTTCAGCCATCCTTTATCGTTCGGTATTGCAAGAACTGTATCACCATCGAAATCGGCACCGGAAAGTCTCTGAGCAACAACCGGCGAAATACCTATCGCTGTGGCAGAAGAGCCGGACATCGTTCGTTTTCCTTCGCGAATATTATTGTTAACTGTCACGATGGGCATCTCAGATATGTTCTGGTGCGGATATCTTATTAGCGCTAGCTTGGTTCCGTTTGCGTATTGTGGACAATATACTTCGTTCGGCTTTGCAGAAGGCAAAGGCAATAATACTTTAACAGACTGACCAGGAAGAGCAGCCGCTTTCATGTGTATTGCTGCCGTATCACACTGATCGGCAAAATCCAACAACATCTTTTGTTTTACGGCCGGGTTTGAAATATCTTTTATCTCTTCGTATGTGTCGTAATCTTTGGTGTACTGTAAATTTAACTGTCGTCTCGCCAACGAAGGAGCCTGTTTTGAAAGCACCTGGGACGCTAACGTCTTGTTTGACGTCCAGTTCATCCAGTCCTTCTCTTCGTTAACCTTGTTAATACATCCGTTTTGTCCGCCAGCTTTTATCTGAGCTCCGAATGGATCTTCCTTATCGACCGATCCATCTTCTCCTCGTTTCATAGGCTTTAAAACCTGTTTTGCATCCGGGTTGTTTGGATCGTAATCGACCTTTATTGGCGTTTTAGTGGATTTAGAAGTGTTGTAGATGATATCAATGCCTTTTGGCATGTCGTCTGCATATACTGCAACGCCTTTTAAATAGTGCGTGCCGTCAACACCAATACGAACCTGAGCATATAGATCTCCTCCTAACGAAAGATCTTCTACTCCACGTCTCAGCTGAATAAGTCCATCTCTTTCCTCGCTAAGAGAACCATCGATTGGATTCTTTTCTCCAGCTCTAAGCACAAGAACTCTCTTTGAATCCACCGACGTTATCGGTTTCGTTCCAAAAACAGTCTTTGTGTCTTGGTTCATATGGACTTCAAATGGCAACTCTATTTTATCAAGATTCGTTTTAATTTCTTTAAACGCTGCTGACTTGATCTCAGATTCAGAATATCCAGACCATTCGTCCTTCGGCTTCACCATGACCTTCATCTGAGTTCCGTGCTTGCCGCTTGTCTGCTCCTGTCTGAAATTTGCGATGTAATATCCACGATCTTTTAATACTTGTACTGCTGTTTCAAACTGGGTCTGATTAACACCTAATGCGTTAGCACAACCTTCACCGATGTCGATCATGTTTTTCTTATCAAGCACTTTTTCAAGTCTGTCGCAAAGATCCTCTGTCCCTCTGACTTTCTCGTCGGCTCCTGGTTTTAACCAATTACGAACTGTAGACGCTGATGTTCCCATCTTCTTGGCTATAGCTTCTACAGACATCTGTCTTGTGTCTCGAAGCTCTTGAGTGTGCGCTATCTTTCCAGCTATTTCTGCATCTTTACCATAACTGTGACGATATCTTACTTCTTTTAATGACATGCCAAAAGCTTCAGCAATCTCTCGTTCACTCATGGTCTTTCGGAGTTCGTTCCATCCTTTAAACCATTCTTCATCCTGATAGGGGTGTTCTCCGGACCCCCAAGGATATCTTCCAGAATGTCTCTTGGTACCGTAATGCATTAAGTAATCGTGGTCCATGTTAATTACTCCTCTCGTTTGATTTGCTCTATAATCTTATCAAAGGATATAATCTTGTCCATTATCGGAGCTATGTCTTCGATGTAAGGGTGTTCTACGATAATATCATTGTTCTGGTATACTCGTAGTTCTATGTCTGTGTCCCTTAGGTCAAGGTCATACTCTAGAAAAAATAAAGCGGTGTAGATTTCGAGTTGGGGAAGTCTACCACTTTTGTCTGTTACTGGCGTCGTACCAGTTTTTAAATCATGTATTCTTAGAAAATTATCTTCGTACAGAATCGCATCCGCTGTTCCGAAACAATTCTCTGAAAAATATAAAACCTGCTCTGGTGTCATGCCCAAGTCAATCGCGTCGTTAACATACATGTTAAACGTTTCACGATTGTCCTCTACACGCACTTTGTTGGATATCAATTTGGCAGCCAGCTCATGAAGCTCTGTGCCTCTCTTTGAAGCAAGGCAACTGAAATATGATTCCGTCAACTTGTCTTCGTCGTAGTTTATCCAACTATGTTTGCTTGCGCCTAGAAACGCGTGTTGTCCTTCTAGTCGCGAATGCCTTATCCATCTCATCCAGAACGTCCTCCTCGTTTTCTGGACTAATAAAGCTAGCATAAGACATCTGGTTCATTCGCTTCACGTAATATCCCTGTAACGGTCTTCTTGAAGCGTTCTCTTCTCTCTTCGTTTCGAGAGCTGCCCATTTGTCGTTATGCAACACTAATAGATCTGGTATTCCTCGAATATAACGAGGATCGTTCTTAAGAACGATACAACCGCCAAACCTATCTTTAATTCTGTCTATCAGTCCCGCTTGGTATTTGTTTTCGTTTTTCATGTCGAGACCTCCTTAAAAATATAAGAAAGGGATGACATTCTCATCCCTCTCACTATAAGGCGTGAAAAAAGTGTGGGTCTCAATTAAGCAGCTTTTGCCGCAGCATAGTCTCTATCGCCGCAAGCGTCGACAAATTGTCTATCGTTAAAATCCTTCTTTGCTCTTAGGCAATTCAGTATTGCGCGATCGATCCAAGACTTCGAAACTAGCTTGTAGTAATATAAATCTACAAACGGTGTGTTGAGTCTGTCTATTCTACCGGACGCTTGCTCTGTCATCTTGTAAGAATGATTGAGACTGAAGAATATCAAAGTGTCAGTCTCTATGCAATTCCATCCTTCAGACCCAGCGTTGTATTGAACGAGGTAGCACCAACGTTTAGTTCTGTCTTTTGGAAGATCCTGATGCTTGTGTCCGTTCCACTCGGTAAACACAATATCATTGTTAGTGCACATCTCTCTCAATAGTTCAAGCTCATAATCGAAGTTGTAAAAGATTATTGCGTTGTGATCTTTTAGAATATCCAGAACCTTGGCCGCTCGATCTGGCGAACTGTTGACGATTCGTCTAAGAACCATACTGTGCTCTGCCGCATTAACTACTGGCTCATCTTTGTAGATGTTCCAACAGTCTTTTGTTACTTTCTTTAGCAACTCTTTGTCATACTCTGGAGCCACTAAAATATCATGTCTAATTGTCTTTCTTATTAATGGCATCTCTACAAGAATATCATCTCGTATCATCTCTAACCATTCTTCGTTTACGTAGTGGTCTATGATCGGGTAGTTTGTAAACGGCTTGTATACGACATGACGTCTAACAAAGTCTTTCTTGTTTTTAAAATATCCGTTAGCAATAAAGACCGACATGTAGTCAAACCAGCAATCTCCAGGAGTAGCACTAAGTAATATCCACTTGTTCTCTCTTGCGATCTTTATGAAGCTCTTGGCCCACTTTCCGTAGCCTACAACTCTCTGTTCGTCAAATATAAAGAACGCATTCTTAACGCCGACATACTTACCGACGTTGTTCCAACTGTCGACCGTTACTTTTATTCCACAGATACTTACTTTCTCGTCTGTCGATAATATAAAGTGCGAACACTCTTTTTCCCAATCGAGAGAGTCTCTCTTCTTGGCGGTGGTTATTATGTACAGATCTCTTGGTCGCGTCGGCTTTTTGTAAATATCCTCGTACTCTCCTCCGCATACTCTTGAAAAGAAATATGCTACTGCTGTTAGTGACTTGCCGGAACCGACTCCGCCGACTAAGACGGAGCCGTTCTTTAATTTACTTACGGCAAGCTTTTGATGCTCGTAAAGTTCGATCATAACTCTTCATCGATTGTCTGCGCCGAATCGGGAACATCCAAATATCTATCCTCGAAATCGTCAGCAGCTATTGTGACATACATGGTCTTCAGATAAGCTTTTACACCCGAACGACCGCCAACATTATTGTAGTGATACGGGTTGATTGAAATATCCGCCTTCTCGATCTCTGCCCAGTCGAGGTTGTTGACGGAATCCTCGGTTACTACTGTCTGCTTTCCTCTTCTGATCATAACGATCTTAGGAGGTCTGCCCTTTCCACCAAAACCAACCTTGATCTGAATATAAGGCTGGGGTTCGTCTCCTTCTTCTCTAGGACGAAGCCAGCGAACGTTGTAACCTTCCTGAATCATCTCATCTGCGTCTTCCGGCGCGAGGAGGAGACAGAAGTTTCTATCTCCAGCTGTATTGTATGTTCCTTCCTTACCAGAAAAGTTTCTGAATCTGATTGCTCCTCTTCTAACATCATAAAACTTCTTTACTGTTGCTTCCATTTCTTTGTCCTCCTTTTACTTGCTTAATTCTACGATTGACTGTCTGTATGCATTATGGCTGTGGTTCTTGATGCTGGTTCTGTCGAGATAGTCCTGCCAGATCTTGCTAAAGAAACTGCGACTTCCCTTTCCGTGTTTGTTGACTCTGGAATATCCAGCCAGAGCCATACGATGGTGTGCTACGGACCTCTTCAAACTTCTCATTGCTGTCATTTCTTGTTCTCCTTTCATCTTACGGGTTCATCCCATGGTGGTTTGTCGTCTATCTCCGTTTCCGGAAGATTCATAAAAATATCATCTGGCTTGGTGTTGAACGGCACGGAACTGTCGTACGGCTTATCTGACACAAACCAATCAAAATCTCCGAGAGCCTCTATCTTAGCTCTGGCCTTGTCCGCCTTCTTTTCGAAGAACGAAATATCTATGTCGTCAGCCTTGTCCAGATTCTTAACCATCTCTGTCTCAAGCCATCGATAACCCTTTGTATCAGAGACTGCGTCGTACTTCTCATTATCCTGAGTACTAACCAATTCTCCTCCACCGCATCCGCTATTCATCGGAACAAATGCTCCTGTCTTACCAATGAATACGTAGTTGTGCTCGTCTTCTGGAAGATCTTCGTTCATGTCAAGATACATCTTACCCTTAAGTACATTGCGAGTCTGACTATAGTCTTTGAACACCAACGGAGTATTAGAAAATAAAGTCTTGAACACGTAAGGCTCCTGGAATCTAGCTCCTGTTGCTGTCCAAGCTGTCATTATCTTCTCACTAGTAGGTAACTCAAACTCGTGTTCGCCATCTTCATACTTGGCAATGTAAACGGCGTCGTTGATCAGACAGATCTTGTCATAGGTTGCTTCCCACTCAAACGAATATCCGTAACGAAGACCAAACTCTTTGACGAACTGCCAAATATCTTCTGTGACGTCTGGGATCTTGATCGAGTCGGTCTTGATGTGAGCGACGGTGTAGCCCTTCTTTCTGACAGCTTCCGCAAGATCTACCATAAACAAAGCTCCACGTTTAGCGACTATGTTATCCTTGTTTCGGATATCCCTGAACGGGTTATCATACTTAGCTGATGTCTGACCATATACGGCATTAATGACGGTCTTAAGCGCACCAGACAGCTGCTTTGATGTTATCTCTCCACTGTCTATCATCGCTATGTGCTTAGTGAGTTTTCCATCCAGAATGTTATTTAGTTCTTCCCAATCTTTGTGTTTGATCGTGAGACGTCCGTCAACAAGCTCTGCGAATCTCTTTGTAAACCTCACGCCAAATATACATTCCGCCATAGCAGAGTGAGGATGCATGGATGCTATATCGAACAAACCGACATTACCAAACATTCCAGGCAACGCTTCGACATATCCACCTTCTCCAACCTCTATACCCTTGTAGATGCTCTTGCCTCTCTCAAAAGTATATCCAGGGAAGTACGGAAGAAGCGAATCTGTATTCTCGCTCCACCACTTCATCATCTCGGGAAATCTTCCCCACAAGAACTCACTAACCGCAGGATCCAAATATGTCACGGGCTTACTGAGATCTCTATACAGGAACTCTGACTGAGGATGCTTGTTGTCGCCAAATATAATCTTGGTAGAGTGCTGGTTTGTGGTTCTGTTAACTGTGAGACCGTCAACATCTGCCAATATAACTCTGGCGATCCAGTCACTCTTGAGCTCGTCAAATACTTTCTCGGTACTGATTACATCGTTACAACAATAATCTGCAACTTCTGCCCATCTTCCTTCCGGAACCTCCTGATCCCACTCTATGCCACATTCCAAATGCGGAATATCCAGCTTGATCTCCCACTTCTTAAGACCCATCTTGTTGCCAGCAGATGCGAAGTCAAGAACATCTGTGTAGCTAAGCTCGTAAGCGTTTAAGAATGTAGAATTAGGCGATCCGTCTATCAACCTTTGTGACAGCTTATACAACTGAAGTTCGGAATATCCAAGCATTCTAGCATACAGAATGTGGTTATCATACCTACGATTATTAAAACCTATAAGCCTGAACTTACAGATTGTACGAATATCTTCAGGCGATGGATTGATCATCTTTACGCAATGGTTATCGCCCTGGAACTTGTAACACACGATAAACAAATTCTTAAACACTTCCGCATCAAAGAAAGCTATTGGAGCGTCGTCAGAATATCCAACCGGATCTCTCTGATCCACGTCTTCTCTATCCTGACAGAAGTGCATCTTAGCAACCAACTCTGTACAATACTCTGAATGATTTGTCGATCCTGCAGCAAAACTCAATATCTTTGGACGAAGATCGGTAACGTCGTACATGATACCAGCTTTGTATGCGTCCTCCAATATCTTGTAAATGTAGTCTATAGACGGCTTCGTGCCCGGGTGATACTCTTTATTAAGATTCTTAAATATCATCGTGCGCAAGGCCTTTTCATTCTTCACTACGAAATCATCTACCATTTTGTCCTCTCCTTTCTCTTTAAATGGTAATCCCGAATTAATGGTGGCAATCGGGAGATTTACGCATGACGTAAACTTTCTTCTAAGGCTTGCTCCTCCAGTGAACACTTTGACTTCAATATCCTTGTCATACACGTTGTATAGCTGACTAACATCTCCTTCGTAAATATAATGCAGATGAATGCCAGCACCAGACTTGCTAAGCTCTGCGTATGTCTTTGGCCACTTTGAAGCAGCGATCATATTCAACTCGAAAGACTTCTCTCCAGTAGATGGATCCTTAATATCGAAGTCGATCACTATGTGGTTCTCAGGAACCTTAACATAATGCAACTTCTTTGGATTAATCTTTCCAAGCACCGTTTTACAATTGTCCCACTTGTATGCTGGAACCCCATCCGGAGTGGCTTGCTGCGCTAAGCAGTTCTGACATTCATAATCAAATATCCCAGGTTCGTCAACGCTGAACTTCAACCACGTGTCTACTTTTTGTCCGTCATTGTCATCGAGGATTCCTATTTTGTTGAACTTAAAATCTGAGAAGTAGTTAAAATATCGTTTATCTCCTCTTACTGTGTCCGGTGAGAACTTCTTGAAGTAGTCCTTAAGTTCCGACTTAAACTTCAATCTGTCCAACTTGTACTTTAACTCCGACAATTCGCAATATCTATTGTACTGCTCCCAAGCCACAGCCAAAGTTGTACCAAGGCTCTCATCAAGAAAATCTTCATGACACTCTTCAACAAAGTTATACAATCTATTCGTAGCTCTGATCATCTTAACCGGATAGTAACGATTGTAATATCCAGGATCAGACTCGAATACCTGCAAACATTTATAAGCTATAGCCCCGTACTCAAACTCTATACGACCCATCAGATTGTCATACTCTCTTCTAGAGAACACTTGTCCTGTAGGTTCAATATCTATGATACGCCTGAGTAAACCCGATCTGGCATCTGTGATACAAACCTCTCTGTTCGTACCAGCAAATATCATCGTATGGAACTTAGCATTGTATTGAGACTTGTGTTTCTCGTTCACCATAATGTTCTCATGAGACACGATACTGTTCAGTCTTGCATTATCTTCGATCTTGCTAAGATCCACATCGTCCTGTATCGCTATTAACGGATTCTCTCTGAGTGACTCAAGCGCAAACGTCTGACCCATACCTATAGACTTAATATCAATTGTAGAAGTATAGCCATCAAACATTTTGTTAATAATGCTCAAAACTGTAGACTTACCAGTTCCTGCATCACCGACAAATATAAAGAACTTTTGTAGCCTTTTTGACTCTCCATTAATTATTGAACCTATTGCGTACTCGATCTTACGTTTCTCTTCTGGAGAATATAATGTTCCAACTAGTTCGTCCCACGCCGATGTGTCTCCTTCTTTGAGAGAATACGGAAGTTTGAAAGATGCATAATCATCTCTCTTAACTTCGTCGTCCTTAAATATCACTTTTGAGTTTAGCCACGTAAAGCTGTCCACAGCCTGCTTTTGATACCAGTGTTTAAATTCGTCCATACCTTTGGTGGTTGAATTCATAAGAGTTTTGATAGAGATCTCTACTCCAATAGACTTTTCCTGAATATCTTTAGAAAACTCAATCAGCTCTTTGTCTATGTATTTAGCCGCGTCATAAATATCTGTGGACCAAATCTTTCTTTCTTCGTCCCAAACAGCGTAGAACTCCTGTCCTTTTATCATTATGTCTTTTGAAGGCCTATTTAAATAGTCTGCACAGACCAAGACCTTTTTTCCGGACATGCTTTTCATTATTGGTTTGAAGAAATCCACATATATGTCCTCCTTTCTAGTTATTTCTAATATCAAGTGTTAACCATTTAATTTGTAAGGGTTTTGCCTGTAATCACGGTGTTTAAATTTTCTATTTATATAAGTAATTTTTTTTTTATAAATTAAATAGAAAAAAAAATACCAGGGAAGAACGTGATTTTTAATCCCAAAACAAAAACATCTACAAAAATTCACACAAAACACGTCTCATAGTCAACAAACTCCCATTCAAATAAATAAAAAACTATTTAACCATATGTAACAACACCGTGATTGCCGTGATAAGCCTCAACAAGCTAAAAATAACCCATCAAAACCAAATCACGGTTTTCACGAACTTTTCAAAATTATTTTTCAGATTTTTTATCCTCCTCCACAATTATCTCAGTGCTTACCATGATCGGACCATACTCGTTGTGGTTAACGCGATCCACAATACGACCCATCGCTGCCTTAGTTTTCTTGTTTCCATAAGTGTTTACGACCGCAATCAGCTGTGTGAATGCTTCCGCAGGCACAAAAGTCTTACCACTCTTTACCTTAACATCATTCTTCTTAGCCTTTTTAGTCTTTTCTGCAGTAGTCATCGTCTTTTATCCTCCCCTTCTCTAATGTTAATAAGCTCATTTAAGTACCACTGAGCCTTTTTAAGATCCTCCGTTCCATTCTTTTTGGCAAATCTACATACGTATTTAAGTATGTTACCTACAAAATATCCTTCTTTACCATCCAGACCATCCGTAGCCGCTATAATAAAATCAATAACCTGCCGCCCATTAGCCATCTGGTAGTGTTTGGGATGATTTACTATGTCTTCTTTTACTTCTGCATCTCTAATATCATTCAAATTCATATACTTGTCCTCCTTATTGTTAAAAAAAATTAAAAGAAATGAGGCGATTAAACACTTCAAATATCAACGTTAGTCAATACCTCAAGTATTTAATCGCCTTAGATGTGTTGTAGATAAGATACAGACTTGTATCTCATTATACAACGTGAAAAAAATATATAAGAGGCGTCGTCATCCAGTCCAACTCGTAAGGACGGTTGCATCCCGCCAGGGATTCGAACCCTGCCTCTCCTCTCATCATAAGACGTGAAAAGTTTACGTGTAGTTCTCGTTGTACCACCACGACGCCTGTGTCCATATCTCAACCCCTCTCAAATTCTCAGGTGCGTCCACCAGTGGAAACAATCCTCCTTCGCCGTTATACGAGTACTTACGATCCACCCAGTCGTCCAGAGCCTCTGAAATATCCTCAAGCACATCGCCGTCGCTAAAGTCGTTGTCATCGTCGTAATCCCATAGTCCGAGATTACTTAGCATAGCCTCTACAAACTCTTGACAGCTAATGTTTTCGAACATGTCCCTGCACAACCTATACGCAAATCCAACAAAGAATTCAAGCATTGAACACTCGTCATCATCCATGTCAAAATATCTAGTAGCGTCATCGCCCTCTTCCTCCTCGAATTCGCGTCGCATATGTGACCCATCGTATACGCGGTTCTCATCTCTCCTAAACGACCATCTAAACGGAAGACTGTGCAAATATCCGGCTAGTCCATAATGGCGATCATCTCCGAATCCTAACTCGTACAGGAATTCAAAATATCTGTCTCTGGTCTTTGTCTGCCCTCTTCGCATTCCTTCTCCTCCTTCTCCAACGAATCGGCTATTCTAGCAAGAAAACAAGCCACCATACCCAAATATATCCCGTCTCTATCAGCAGGCCTCATGCGTAATCTATCCATTCTGCTAGTACAGTCCTCAAAGTATTTCCAATTTCTTCCCATTAATCGTTCCTCCTTTAAAAAATATAAGAGGACCTGAATTTCTCAAGTCCTCTTTTTGACAGTTTAATCTTCTTCTGTAATTACGTACCTACATAGATTTTCCGGACCTATGGTGCTGTCCAGCTCGTACAACATGTCGTTTTCTTTAAACAGCATTAGACAGCTTCTCGTTCACACATCTTTAGATCCATTAGCCCATGTAATCTTCTCTATATACTGACCATACTCGCCAGTTATAGGATTCTTAAATGCTCTAAAGCATCTCTTCAAGATTAGTTCCTCAGCTTCTTCTAATGTTTTTACTAAAAACCACACGTGATTAACTGAATCATCGATCACATTGATTTCTCTTATAGTGTACATAAATATACCTCCTATGTTTATTAAGGTTTACTGTCTCACTATAAGAGATGAAATCACTCCCAGTTCTGTTTACGCTTGACCTCCATAATCCACTCGTAGTATTCCTTCTTCTGGAAGTAGTCCATATACGCGTCTCTCTGTCCGATGGAGTATCCCCAATACCAGGATACCCCAATGACAATAGCAAGAGCGATGATGGAAAATATAACTATTCCTGCTATCATTCTGCTTCCTCACTTTCTGCCAACTATGACCACTTGTGGCACTTTCAGACCCAAAACACAATAATCTTCTGAAAGTCCGTATGTTCCGTCACCTTTGTAGATATACTCTATCCGACGGATGACATATCTGTCTGTGAATTTTCCTCTGTACCACTCTTTGAGTATCAGATAATCTCCCACTTCAAAATTGCGGTCGTTTTTCCGTATCTCAAAATTCTTTTTGTTTGCCTGCACATCTTCAAACCACTTCGGCAATATCTTTAATTCATGTGTGTTGCATGGTATTTTAACTGTCATTCCTTATCCTCACTTTCTGCCTTGTACGGTTTCGGTAATGAATCCTCTACTTTCGCTGTTATGTCACAAACATAAACGCTTTTGTTGAATGACCCGCCAAAAGTGGTGCATCGTTCAACTAAGGACCATCTTTAAACAATATTTCTGCATTTTCTGGATATTTTGATAGCTTCTTAATTAACTGTTTTACTGTCATTCCTTATCCCTCACTTTTCTTATCTGTTCTACATTTTTCATACCTACGCATATATTTAACATTTTCTTCTTCAAACAATATCAAAAAGTGTTTCCATAATTTTATAGGATGCCTGTCACTGCATGATAAGTTAGGAGTATTTATCAGAAATGTGAAAATATAATTTCTGTTTAATACTAAATAGAAATTGACATATAGTTCGGATTCTTCTCCTTCAATACCTTTTGTTGCTTTAGTTGAAAATAGACATATCTTTTTCATTCTTC